GTATAGTTCGCCGCCGCCGCTGTGATGTAGGTAGTGCTGATTTTACGGCCAAGGTCGTCATTTGTCGCGCCTATGGCCAGAGTTGCCAGAGTTGCTGTTCCTGCGTTGCCAGTAGTGTTTGCGCCTATAAGTGCCGCTAAACGGTTTGTTGGAACCGTCCCACCTGTAAGCTGGCTGGCGTCCAGTGCAGTCAAATCTCCACCATTGCCCACAAACGAGTCTGCGGCCAAATCACCCCCAGCCATGTTCAGATTGCCGGACAGGTAAAGCGTGCCCGGAACATTTGTCAAAACAGACGTTCCGATAATGATGCCTTTTGTGGCATCTACTTTTACCTGGTTCTTGAAATCGTTTGTCCCTGTCCAGTCGTTTGTGCCGGCCAATGGAGCATACGTCGTGCTGATCTTCCGGGCGAGATTGTCGTTGGTCGCGCCTATGGCCAGAGTTGCCAAGGGAACCGTTCCTGTGAGTTGCGCCGCGTTCAACGATGCCGCTCCGGTCAGCAAATTAGTAACCTGCCCACCAGTTGTGGCAGACCCGTCCGCATTGACCGGAACAGCGCCCGAGGCCGCCCCGCTAACCATCTTCAAGTTTGCGTCAGACATGACCATCCTCGAAGCCGTCAGCGCCGCATTAGTTAAACTAGTAACTGCCACATTTCCCAAGACTACAGCAGCAGCATGGTTGTTGGTCAGAATCTTGTCGTTGGCTAATGCCTGCATGGTCGCCCATGTCGTGCTCGGCGTCATGTCCACCCATTCCCAAGTCAGCGCCCCGCTCGCCACGGCTGGAATCTTGCTCTGCTCCGGACCAGCCGCGAGCCGTGCCGGTGCCCAGAGGACGTTTGTCGCGTTAATTACGTAGGTTTGCGAGGCCAACCCGTTCGTAACCGGGCCGCCCGTGGCGTTTGACGCCGCCACCGCAACCGTGCCTGTCGTCAAATTGGATGCGTTATGAGCCGCAAGATTCGTCCGCGCTGCTCCAGCGTTCGCCACGTCGCTCAAATTGTTGGTGCTGAATAGGTCGCCTCCACCCGCACCACCAGGCACCTCCCAAGTTCCGTCACCCTTCAGGAACTTCGATGCCGTAATCCCCGTCGCCGCCAGGGCTCCGACCGGGATATTCGTCAACCCCGCCCCACTGCCAACAATTCCATGCTTCACCGTTAAAGCGGCGTTGATGTCCAGTGTCTGGCTCGATGATGCCGCGTTGAACACGCCATACATTAAGCTGTTCGTTTTCGCCGCAGCAAGCGATCCCCGGCTTATCGTATCGACGTAAAACTGTCCATTCTCCGTGGTGACATAATTGCCAGCGGTATAGCCGAGAGCCAGCCCGTAATCTCCTGTCGTCAAAGCCCCGAATGCTCCATACCCAAGCGCCGTGTCCGTAACGGCATCCCCGGCTAAGGTCATCGCCCCGTGCCCAATCGCGGTGTTTCCCGCCGTGGTTGTGACGTTTTGCAGATTTGCGGAACCAATCCCGATATTTCCCGCTCCACTCGTAACCTGCCGCAGCGCCCCAACTCCCAGTCCGATGTTTCCATAACCAGACGTAAAAAGTCCTACCGCACCAGCCCCGCCGAACATCCAGTTCGCATTCGTCTGCGGCCTGCTCAATGCCTCTCCGTCACCTCGTAAAATGCTGTCCGTTGTCAGGTTAGTCGCTATCAGCCTGCCGGTGACGCCCGAAGCCACAACGGCTGATACTGCATCGTAAACCTGGGTCACGGCAGCCGCGGCGCTGTCCATCCGAATGGTCAACAGCCGTAAATCCTGCCCCGGCACCGCGCTGGTGATCGAGGCTGTAGCGTCCATCGATGCGAAGTTGGTCTTGTTCCAAATATCCCGCACGACGACCGTTCCAACAAAGCCGAAGCTCGCTGGCGAGAACACAATGTTGGTCGTCACAGCGTTGGTGTTCAACAGCGCAACCGCGAAGTAACGGCCAACCCCTTTCCCCAGTCGCTTGCCATAAATCCTCTTGTCCGAGCTGCTTGAAACAAGTTGCTGACACGTCTCCGCAAGCGGGTCTTGCAAAACCTCATAAACCTCGTCATTGAACATGAAAGGGTGGTACGACCAGTAATTGGAGTTGGCCAAGCTGAACGACGCGAACATCATCGGCGTGCTCAGCATCGCAACCATGCCCATTTGCGCCCGGAAAGAGCCGAGCGTAGCTCCGGCCATGCCGTTGTTGATGATCGAGAACCCGTTGTATTGTCCCGGCTGACCCTGCCCGGCGTGCGCCATCACGTAATCAATCCGCTGCACCGTATTGCTGAATTGCCCAAGGATTTCTTGGATTTGAACACCGCCCGATCCATAGACTGCGTTCTCGTAAATATCGGCATAACCAGATTCAAGCGTGTGCGTGGTTCCAATCACATCGTAGATGATTGGCTTCTTGCCGAACCACAACGCGTTGGTCCTGAGCATGAGCGAGTCGTTATAGACGTTTGTGGTCATTGATCCACGCAGCCACGTGATGCCGGACGCCAGGTAGTTGGTGATCTCCGCAACCAGGTTGGTCGGACCGGCCAGCCCGTCATTGCCCACGCCGGCCGCGTTCGCGGGCTCCATGTAGATGCCAAGGTTGACGCCGATTGCTTTACCGTAGTCCGCGAGCGTTTTCAGCGTGTAATCCGGGAACCTGGCAGGATCAAGTCTCAGCAGCCCGTTTGCTCCGCGATTCGTGTTCGCGCACTGCCACGCCTCGATAATGACCGTTGGCGAGTAAGGCATCTTGTTCGTGCTCAACATCGCCATAAAGTTCGTCACGTCGCCCTGGTTCAACGTGCCGGAATACATGTCCCACGCTATGGGCGGCACCGGATAGAGACCTTTTAGATAACCGCGATTCGAGGATAATGCGCTCGCAGAAGTAAGGAAATTCGACCCGCCGACCTGCGCCCCGACCGCCGCCGCCTTCATGTAACCGTTGGTTTGTGTCTGAACATACAGCTCCGTTGCCAGTCCGTTCGTGACGGTTCCTCCCGTAGCGCTCGCCGTGGTAGTCGCTGTTGCCGCATTACCGCTCACGCTGCCGATTATGGTTTGGCTGTAAGTGTTCACTCCGGTGAACGTCTGGTTTGCCGCCAGGTAAGCGTTTCCCGACCCCGCGCTTGCCCCAGACAGCGAGATGTGCGACTGGCTGTTCGTGCCGATATGGAACACGACATCAGACGCGTCTGGCGTTACCTGCGCCACAACCTTGATCCTGCGCATGACATAAAACCCCGTCGCGTTTGTCGTTGAATAGCTCGGATTCGACACCGTCCACGAATAGAGATTCGTCACACCTTCCGTGATGGCTTGAGCTTGGCTATCCCAATCTCCAAACCAGTTCGTTCCGTCATACGAGACATAAATCTCAGGTTTTACCGTAGGGCCCACCGTTCCCGACCCGGTCAGGCTCTCCAAATAGGCGTTCACCGTCACGCCGGAGTTGAGTTGCAGTAATTTGTTGGTGGTCGTAACGCTGCCAATATACGTGCCGTTGGCCGGTTCGGTGTATGTCCTGGAGCCGATGTATGCCGGGATCGCTGTGCTGAATGAATATACGACTTGCGCCGTGTCGTTGTTCGTGAATCCAACAGCTATGTTCGTTGTCGCATAGTAGCTCACGCCCGAGCCATCGAACAACCCCCGCACCCAGCCCGCTGTTGCCAGCTCGTTGTTGGCCGGAGCGTTGGTGGTTACGGATAGGCTAAAGACAGAGCCGTAGAACGATCCACCATTTGTGGTAATGACGGTCGATGTGTCGATGCCGTTGGTTCTGACAACAATCCCGCCCGCTGTGATTCCCCAGTCGGTTAGCATCCCGTAGCCTGGAGCAAATGCCAGCCCGGAGGCGTTGTAGGGATTTATCTGCGATGCGGCCCAGTTGGTGTAGATGTAGAATGGAACGTTGGTCAAGTTGGCACCATTGCCGTAGAATCCCGCCACGGAGTTGTTTGTTAGTCCTGACGAGAGCGTGCCTCCAGACAGGGGAAGATAGTAAGTCGAGACGTATCCAGTGCCAGCAATCCCTGACAGAATCAGGTTGGTCAGCACAGAGAACGACGAGTAGTATCCCTGCACGCCAGGATTCTCCCACGGCATCCGGTAGGTATCAGGAATGGCGGCGAGCGCTCCGCCTGGAGCATTGGCAATCGTGGCATCGGCGGCGTTGGATCGCAGCGCAAGGAAGAATAGAGTCGTCGCTATCAGTAGTAGTTTTTTCATGGGAGTAGAATAGTTCCACCGCTTGGCCACAGGATGTATCCTCCACCAGGCCAGATCCAGGATGGGCCGTGAGCAGGTGGAACTATGATTCCTATGGCAATCAGCAGTCCGTTGGAGAAGTTGAGCGTATTAGTTAATCCGGTGTCGGCAAAGATTACAGGGAAATTGGTGGTCAGCCCTATCGTCACGTTGGTTCCCGATGGTCCGGGAGGACCTTGTGGGCCAGTCGCGCCGTTGGTGCCATTGATGCCGTTCGTTCCGTTCAATCCTGGGATGCCTTGGATTCCTTGAATGCCCTGAATTCCCTGAATGCCTTGCGGGCCAGGAGGCCCAGGCGGTCCTGGCGGGCCTATTCCTCCAAACGCATTGATGACTACTCGGTTGTTGGTGTAGGTGAAAAGGACGTTAGTTCCAGGAAGCATGAAGTATGCCTGGGCCTGCTTGGCGTCTGGCTTAGGTTGCCAACCCTGGAACCAATAGCTGACGTTCTGCGCTTGAATGGCGCAGGACGCCAGCATTAGAAACACGGTGACGAGAAACCGATTCATGGAGCATCCGGATCGCTCAACAGCGCCAGCTTCGCCTTGAACTCGTCTATCTCCTGCTGCGTCGGCGGATTCCCCTCAACCCATCGCTGAACCTGGGAAGCCAGATCGGGAAGAATCTTGTCCACCGCCTTGCCGATGATGATGAAGGGTATCAAGCCGGGGGCAAGAGTCGAAGCCATGTCGGCTCCAACTTCCAGCCCGGAGATGATGTTCTCCAGAAGGTCGTGTAGTTCTTGTGATGTCATGGTGCGCTCCTGTAGTACCGAATTAACCAGACTATATTGGACCCTTGGTCAATCATCGAAGCAATCCCCGCCTCAAGTGGCTGTTTCAGGACTGAATTCGATCCATAGCTGAGGCGCATGGCCTCGATGGTGCCGACCGTGGCAGCGAAGCGCAGGCGGGCCTGCTTCACTTCGTTCGATGCCGTGGTCAGCGACATGCGTTGCTGCGGCGTCAGGTCCGGCTTGGCCGAAGCTGTAATGATCCAGTTTGTCCAGCCGATGTAGCTGCCGTAGGCCAGCGTTACCGCCGTTTGCTCCGTCCGAAAGACGTGCGTGGAGAAGCTGGCGCACCCAACAAGGAGAGCCAGCAATGGGATGATCAATAATTTCTTCATACCTTATCCTGCTTCGCCGCCAAGGCTTCCGCAACCTCAACTTTTGTCGGGGCAGCCTTGCGGATGATGTTTATGACGCCCACGATGCCCAGGCCAATCGCGGTGATCTTGGCGGCCTGCTCCGGGTCCAGGGCGATGCCAACGCCGGTCAGCGTCAGGATTATCCCGCGCCAAGTGGAGTTTTCCGACAGCCGAGCCAGTATCCAGTCCAATGCTGATTTCAGTTTTGTGCTCATAGTTTTTTCAAGTGCTCTTTCAGAGCTTCTTCAATTCTCAACTGCCCTTCATGGAGGCCGCGAATCTCAACCGCTATGCCTTTCAATTCAGAAAATGCGATCACGGCCTGTTCCAGCCTTTGAATCCGTTCTTCGTGCGCCTTGGCAATCGCTTTATCCTCGCCTTCATGCGTGGCAAGTCCCGGGGTTCCAATCGCTCCGTAGCGAATTATCGCATCCGTGTTGATTCCAATCTGCGTGCCATGCGATGCCAGTACGTTTCCGTGGACAATCACCAGAGACGCGAGCCAGACGTTCAAGCCAACGGTCATGGCAAGAATGACAGACTCGACTACGTTATAGACCAGCCCAGCCTTGGCTCGCGTTTCTTCTTTCAAGAGCGTGATGTTCTCCTTTCAGATTTATGGAATGGCAGGAGTCCCAGATGATTCGTTTGAGTTCGCGCTCTCTCCGCAGGCGTTCACCGCTGAAACAACGTAGTAATAAGTCGTTCCATTAACCGCCGTTGCGTCAGTGTATTTAAGCAGGATAGTTCCAACAAGCGTGGTGTATGGTCCTCCAGCGACGAGAGAACGCTTGACGTTGTAGTAAAGGGCATCCGCCACAGCAGTCCATGTTAACTTGTTCTCGTTGTTTCCAGCACCGACAGCCAGATTTCCAGGTGCGGCTGGCAGTTCACATTCAGCACTCGCCCATTGGCACAGCAGATAAATGTCAATCCCTCCAAATGCTCCTTTTGGGATGCACCTGAGGCACTTGGCGGCCTCCAACAGGGCTTTCGGGTCGCAGTTCACTAGGCGCTAGAGGCTATAGAGCACAGCAGATAGGCAATCACCGCGTCCCGGCTCTTTTGATCGGGAAAGCAGTAGCAGGCCGCCGCCTTTGCCAGTTCCGCTGGCGTTGCCGTGTTTTCGGCAATCTGCGCCAGAAGGTAAATCAGGATCGCATCACTGTCCTGTTTTCGGGGAAAACAATAGCACGCGCTCGCCCGTGCGAGATCGCTCGGATCGCATGAAACAGCCATAGGTTAAAGGGTGCCGGGACACCCAGCCACCAGCCTGAATGTCCCGGCGTTGGGGGTTAATCGCTGACCCACGCCTCGAAGTCGTGGCATAGCAGCCACATGATGGCCGCAAGCAATTGCTTCTCGCTCGCGCATTCCAGGCACCGGATAGAATCGATGATCTCGGGAACGGTCTGCCGATCCAGAAGCCCTTGGCCCATGATGGAAACCAACCCGACGAGGAGTTGCTTCTTGCTCATGCAAGTAAAGCAGGCCGAGCTTTTCATCACGTCCGTTACCGCGTGCTCCTCCGCTGCCGCGAATATGCCGACCAAAGCCGACAGAAGTTCCTTTTCTGACAGGCAGGGCAGGCAGGGATTCAGTTTCAACAGTTCCGATGGTGTGCAGGTAAATGCCATAGTTAAGCTCCTTCCGACGCCATAGCCGAGAAGTCTTTCTCGGTCGCAGCGTTCATACCGTCATTGGTTGACTCACCGGCCTCCTCGCCCTCGGGCTTGCAGGTCATGCTGCATTCGTCGCCGAAGTCTTTCTTCAACGTCATCATGCAGGTGTCCCCTTCTTTCATCCCCGAAGGCAGGTTCTTTTTGGAAACCAGTATCTCACTCTCCCCGGCGTTCTGCTCGTCCACTGTCTGACTTTCATCAGCAGCGGCCGGAGCTTCGACCGGAGGCGCGGCGGCGGGCTTCTCAGCGTAGCCGTCCATTTCACCATCTTCTGGTACGTATTTCGGCATTTTGTTGCCTTTCGCAGGTGGGGGAACGCTGCGCCGGAGAATCCACCAACCGGCGCAGCGCCAACCCTATCCGCAACCAAATTACGGCGTGTCCTTCCAGGGAATCTCGATGCTGGAGCAGCTTGCGCCAGTCAGCGTGATGCTCGGGTTCGCATCGGTCCAAACGCCCATGGCGCTCAGCTTGGCGTTCAGTTCGACCACCAGCAGCGCAATCGTGGTGCTGCCCGAGATAGCCGGATGAACGATCCCCATGCCGTTGCACTTGATGCTGTTCGCGGCGACCTGATAATTCGCAGTCCCGCCTGTGTGCGTGTTGATGATCGGCACTTGGCTGATGACGTAAGCCGACGCATTCGTCGAGCACACATCGTTCGCGCTTTCGTAGTGCTGATACGGGTACGGGCTCGGATACGGCGTGCAGGTCGGCAGATCGACGATGCAGGCCGGTTCGCGCAGACTGATGAACACTTCGGCCAACTCGGGATACTCGGCCTTGATGGCTCCGCCGAAGGTCGTGCGGAATTTGCCCTTGTTCCGAAGCTCGTTGTTGACCGCAATCGGCACCTCGATGTTGGTCCCGGTCAGTTGATCGGCCACCTGCATCGTGCCGCAGGTCAGATTGTCCATCACGAACTGCCACTTGCCGGCGAAATCCCGGGCCGCAAACGGCATCTCAGGGTTGATCGCCTTGGCGTCCCGGACCAGCGACGTCATCGCTTTCCGATGCCAAATGAAGTCCGCCTGGACCCCGGCGTTGTCGTAGTCGGCATTGACATCTTCCTTGATGCCTTCCGTTGCCGCGATGTTCGTGTACGGATACACCACGTTCAGAACCACCTGGGCCGCCGTGGCCGAGACGATGTTGAACCGCAGCGAAAACGCATCCGAACGGAGCCCGAAATTGCCAACGCTCCCGGTCCAGCCGTACTTGTAGTACTTGGCCGCATCCGTGAAACTCTGGAAACGCCAGTGATCCGTCAGGTTCGTGTCGCCCTCAACCAACCCCCACACGGTATCCATGTTCGTGACCAGTTCCAGCATCGGCTGCATGTTCTTGTTGATCGTTGGCCCTTCCGCGCCAGCCCGGATCTGCGGGTCAACGCGCCGTTGGAGGTGGCGCGCGGTGAGCTTGCTGGTCGGAATCACCGACTGGCCAGCCGTTACCGGCGTCAGGGTCAGCATCGTCATGGCAGCGTTCCAGGTCGCATTCGCCGCGGTCATGCCGTTGCCACTCAGCACCCAGCGATATTTGGCGATCCGGAGAGCTTCTGTGCGGAACCGATAGGACCATACGATGGTCGAAATCCGGCGCAAAACCCGGACGAAATGAGCGAATTGCTGCGTAGCCCGATCTGCGCTGAGAATCTGGTCCCAGCAGAAGATGTCGGTCGCGTAATCCGTCTGTTGGAGCCGGTAGCTGTCCCGGGTGAACCCCAGGCCAACCTTGGTGACAGCGGGATCGCACGGAGCCCCGACGCAGGAGGCATTCTGGATGTCGTTCCAGGCCCCAAGCTTCGGGAACACGTTCTCGAACCGGTCGAAGGTGTGTTCGATGCCATCCTCGGCAGCAAAGCGCCCTGTGGACACGTGGCCGACCCATTGCGAGTCGAGCGGGTGCATGGAAAGGATGATGTTGTCATCCAGGTGTTCAGTCTTTTTTGCGATGTAACTTGCGAACGCGGAACATGAAATAGCCATAAAAACTCAGTCTTTCTGTGTTTGAACGGCCAGAGGCAGGTACTCAAGTATCGCGTGGACGTTCGGTTAATGATTTGTCCACGGCACTTGCAGCCGCGATTGAAGCTGGCGAGGCTTCTGGAGCGCCAACGGTTGTCGAATCCGCTTACGACAATCCAGCTATCGCATAGGGGTCAAATTCTGTCAAACGGAAAAGTGAGAATTTTTATGGCAGCACAGCCAGCACGTCCTCCGTTCGCAGCATTTTGAGTCTGCCCGAGGTTTCCCAGTTCATCGTGACGCCGGACCCTGGGCGGACCAGCACTCGAGCTCCCATGCCGAATTCAGGCATGACCGCCAGCCCGTTCTTGAGCCGGGGCCAGGGACCGATCTCCACGACCTTGCCGGTGATGCCGCGAGGCTTGGACGGCATCTTGTCAGCCTGCTGGTGTTCCTCAGCCGACATGGTGCGCTCCGGGATGTGCAGGCCGGTGAGCGTGAGCTTTTCGGGCGCGTCCAGTTCGACGAGGACGTATCCGGTCAGGGGCGTGATGCGCATTGGGGAGGAGACTTTGAATCGACACGAAAGCTCAACTTCTGGACTGCCGAAGCCAGCGCGTGGAATGCCAAATCGAGATGGTTTGCATCTGCGGCTTTGTGGGCCATTTCCAGCCAACATTGAACTGAATCCTTTTCCGGCTTGTCTTTCTCCTCCACACCATTCAAATGCCGTAGCGCCTCGCACAAACTCAAAATTGCCTGGTCTGGATGATTCTTCATCAGGCTGTTATGCGCCTCCTCAACCGCCAAATCGCACAAAATGCTTTTCATGGCGATTAACGACGGTCCAGCGCCTTCAATTCATCAGCGACCTGCTCATCCCACGGCTTATCGCCCGCTTTAGCCCCGCTGCCAGACTTGCCGGCTGGCGGTTCTGACTGCTCGTATTCGGCCAGGGACTTCTCAAGCTCGGCGATCCGGGCAGTGGCTTTTTTCAACTGAACGACTTTCCTGTCGTGATTCGCCATCTTGATCCGGGCCAGGGCGTGCAACTGGACTTTTTGCTCCGCCGACAATGGCTGACCGGCCTTCACGGTCTCGCGGAAACCCTGGGGCAAGGCTTCCTTCTGTTCTGGCGTCAGCGCGCCATTCCCCAGGAACAGCAAATCCGCCAGCGCAAACCCCTTGGTATGGCTCGCTACGTCATCGGCATCCAGCTTGTCCACCTGAAAGGCTTTCGGGAACTTTTCTTCGAGCGACTTGTTGATCTCGTTCCAGGTATTGCTGAGGGCCTGCTCGTGCTTCTGTGATTCCAGCGTCTGCATAGCGCGGACCTCTGTGGCCTTGGTCGCCGCCTCCTGTTCTCCGCGCTGTTTTGCCTGCCAAAGCTCCTGGACCTTCTCAACGTAACTGATCGCGCGCGCGGCTGAATCGCCAAACATGGCTTTCGCCGTTGAATCCATCTTGCCGATGGGCATCCGCGACAATTCGAGCAGATCGTTTGCGTCAGCCGTTCGCTTGGTCTCTGTGAACTTGATGTCCCCCATTTCATCGACGCCATCCTCGATCTTTTGGGAAACCTCAAGCTGCCCGAAAACTCCAACTGCCCGCTGCCAGGCATCGGTGAATGGCTGCTGATACTTTGAAACGTACTCGTTGGACTTGGTGTAGTCCACGAATTCGATCTGCTTTTCGAGCTCCTGATTTCGCTTCTCCAGCGCCGTCATCTTGGCGATCACCGGGGCTGTATCTTCGGGCTTGCGCGATTCAAGCTCCTGGACCTTCGACTTGAGGCTTTGAAGCTGGGGCTCGTACTCCTCCTTGACGCGCTTCTTGAGCCCCTCGTAGGCAGTCCGAAGCTCGGCGGCCTTCACCGGTTTGACGGGCTCCGCCGCGGCGGCCTCATCCTTGGGCGCGTCGGCGGGCTTCTCGACCGGCTCGGCCGGTTTTACGGGGTCAGCCTTATTGGCTGCGGGCGGTGGGGCCTCCGGCTCCTTGTTGGCAGCCATGTCGGCAAAGTCGTTCTCCGCGCCTCCCATCCAATCGGTGGGGTTGCGCTCGGTTGGCGCAGGAGCGGCGGGGGCGGCGGGTGCGGTGTTGGGTGATGGTGCGGGCGGCGGTGCGGCGATTGTGGATTCAGCCATAATTCAGTGTGTTCCTTTTTTCGTCTGTGGGTGGTTTGATGGGGTCGGCTATCGTTTGGAGAATTTCCAGCACGCGGCGAGCGCCGTGCATTTGGGCATTGGCGTCGAGGCCAACGTAAGGGTCGGTCGGCAGGCTCGGGTGGCAGTTGTGCGGCATCTCGATTGCCAGTTGCAGCAGGGCGTATTCGCAGGCGGTCTCGAATGCCTCGTTTCCAACGCAGCGCCGAAACTCAGCCGCCTTGCCGCTTACCTGAAAGGATTCACGTGGGGTTTTCATTGAGGAACAAATAGCGGGCCAATGTCACCCTTAACGAATCTCCATTGGCCATAAAAATCTCTGACCATGAATGGCATATCAGGGTGACAGATAAACGACGATTCAAGTGTGGCAGTTTCGTAAATGGATTTTGTCGGTTTCCAAATCCGCTCGTAAGTCAGTGCGCTCGGCAAAATGGAGAAAACCGCTGTGGCTGGCAGCAGCGTTGAAAAGAATCCACGTCGATTCATAGACTCACCAAAAACGCACGTCTCGCGGGTCCCGCTTGACGGGTTTCTTTTTCCCGGCCTTGCTCATCGCAATGGCAACCGCCTGCTTCTGCGGCCTGCCCTCGTGCATCAGCCTTGAAATGTTCGAGGATACGGCAGATTTCGACTTTCCCTTTTGGAGTGGCATAACGGTTATTGGGACAGTTTCGAGTTTCGGTTGAGGTCGCTTTTGAATCTCAATCATCATTCTTTGGGAGCTTGGGCGTCCGTTCCCGCCTCGGCAAGCCTTTTCAAGCGGTTGGCCATTAGATCGTGCCGAGTAATGGCCCCGGTGCGCTCGATCTGCGCCGTGGCTTGGAGGTCCTTCCGGGCTTCATCGGCCTGGAACTGCTTGTCCTTGTGCTGCTCCTTTAGCTGTGCCGTGGCCGTCAGCGTGTCGGCCTTCGCCTTGGACTGCATCATCATGGATTGTACCTTTGCCGCCGCTGCGGGGTCCTCCTGGGGCGCTGCGCCGTTGCCCTGGGCCTGCTTCTGCATCGATTGCTGCAACCGTTGCGCGAGCCCTTTGACGTGGTTCATTAGCTGGCCGAAGGCATCCTCATACTGCCGAACCTTCTCCTTTTCGTCAGGATTGCTGGCCATGATCGCCAGGAAGTCGCCGATATGCTTCCCGATATTCCCCAGGCCGGTCAACTCATCGGGCGTGGCCGTGTCGCCGCGCTCCAAGATTTTCTTGAGCATCAGCCCCATGTCCTTGAGCCATACCAGAACGTAATCCTCGAAAATGGCATCCTTGGGCGCTTCAAACGGCAGCCCGCGTAACAGGCGCTCTGTCGCCAGTTGAGCCACGTTCGTTGAATTGCTGATCGGCGTCTTTTCGCCCAGTGGCGCAATTTGCTCTGCCAAATCCGGCTGGTCGGTCGCCGCCTCGACGCTGAGATGGTCCACGATCCGCTGCCCGTCAGGCGGCAGGTTCCTACGGATTTCATTCAGGAAGCCCACGGTCGCCATTTGCATCGTCTTGTTGCCGCCGCCAATGACCTGCTCGGGCTCGATGTTCCACTTGTCCACGTCCAGCATTTCCTCCGGGATGCCATCCTGGAGGCAGCCCAGGCGGAATTCCCGCGCCATCGGGTCCGTGCTGTTCTTGATGCACAACCGACGAAACATCTCCCGATACTTGAACGTCTCGTAGATGTAGGCCATTTCCTGGATGCCGGATGCCAGGGATTGGCTGGAGTTGACTATGGCCATTGTCTCGGTCGCCGTGCGCCCGCCCTTTTGCGCGTTGTTGTCGTAAGCCTGGGTGTAGCTGGTCGAGCTTTGGCTCATCAGAAATTGGTTCCGCGCGAATCCCATCTCCAGCAATTGGGAATTCGGGGTGAACCTCTCCGCCGCGGTTAAGAACTTGATCCCTTGCGGAATAATGCCCATGTGCTCGAAGTTTGCTTTCTTCAACCGAATCAAATCCTGGTTGCCCGCCGTCTGGAAAAACCACATCAACTGCTCGAACAGCGACTCGTTGAACTTGCAGTGCAGCCGATTCTGCAACTCGCAGACCCCCCAAAGCATCCAGCCCAAGCCCCGGATGCTATGGTATTTCACGGGCGCATACGGGGAGCAGTCGCCAAACTGGCAATGAATGATTTCGTCTGCGGTGTTGGCGTATTTCCGTTTCCCGCTGCTGTAGATGAAGCCTTCGCCGTTTCGGGAGTCCGGCCTCGCGCTGGTGATCTCCTGTCCGGCGTTCCAGTCCAGGATAATTCTTCGATACCAGCCGTTCCCATCTTCACAGCGGTTGTAGAAATCCCAAACATCCACCGTGGGGACCGCGTCGCTTCCGTATAACCCCTTGTCTTGCTTCGCCAATTCTTCGATCCGCTCGGGCATGTACTGGAAGGCCAGGGAGTTCGGAGACTTCCTCAAGTCATCCTTCACGTAATCATAGGCCGACTGGACAACCTTCATATTCCAGCCCGGGTCAACCTTCGGCCCATGGGTCATGGCATAAAGCTGCGTCAGGGTCCACTCCCGGAACACGGCGAAGCATTCGAGATTGTCGAAGTCGTCGATCTCGGTTTCGCTCGGTATCAGCAGGCTGCCGACCGGGATGGCGACCGGGATAACCGACCGGCGATCCTTCCAGTTGACCGGCCCGATGCCAAACAGCATCGTATTGGCCCCCGTATTCTTGACCTGCCCAACCATCCGCCGATCCCGTTTCAATGGCCGGTTCGCGCGCGCGGTTGCAAAATGAGACCACTCCATCCGCTTGTGCCCAGGACCGCTATCTGGTTTCGCGGTGAAGAAGTACGACGGCTTCAAGTGTGCGTTGTTCCACTGCCGCCGCGCCATGGCCAGCAGGTTTGGGCCTGAAAGGTCGCTGATATTGATCTGGATGTTGTTCTCCTCAGCGGTCGCATCGTCGAAAGGAGGATTCCCGTTATACAAACGGAGAAGCGTGGTCCGATCTGCTGCTCGCGGCTGGTCCGCAAGTCTCATGTCCCAGCATTTCTCCTCAACCGCTGCTACTGTATCAAAGCGCATAATGCGTGAACTTACGTCTGTTTGGCAGAATCACAACGGGTATTTCTCCAACGGCTCCTACGATTGTTTGCCTGCGCCTTGCGCGTAGCCCACACGCAATTGTCTGGCGAGTAATCTCCGTCGTTGTCCTTTCGCTCAATGGTGTATTTACGGGATGGTCTAGGCCCCATATCCCACGCAAACTTTGAGAAGGAGTGCAGCCACCTTGGGCAAACACGAATTCCCCTGCCTCCCCAATTCATCCATCCTTTCCGTTTCGGATCATCACAGCGCCGCTTCATATTTTGCCAAACAACGTAGAGGGCCGACTGTTTTCCGTTGGCCGTACCACCGTGAATCAGCCTTGAAGCTCTTACCCTTTCTTCTCTAAGGCATCCACAAGATTCGGTATGCCCGTTTTTAAGGTGCCGACCAGCAACAACCGCCAAATTTGAACATCTACAGCGGCAACTCCAAAACACAGTTGTATCATAATGCGGCGACCCGCTTCTGGAAATATGGTGAATCCCCAATACCTTTAACCGACCAAATCTTTTTCCGGAAAGCGATGCAATCATTCGTGCATTTTAGAAAACGGTGTGCTCTTTTCAAGCTAAATTACTTCTATCTTTGGAACTGGGATGATGAACTTGACGCCTTTGGACCGCGCCAAGGCGAATTTTTCCAGGCACTCCCCCAAAAAGTTCCAGCAGAAGATTATCAGGTAGTCAGGTTCTTCTCGCAGAATCGCGCCCTCGTCCACGATGGGAATATCTGTCCCCGGGCTGACCGTCAGTTGTTTCTGCGGCGTGTTATCGGCAATGAAAGCGACGTCTTTCCGGGTGAACCCGCAAGCGTTGATCCAGACCGTTGACTTGGCGGATGCCCCGAGCGCGGCCACGCTCTTGCCCTGGGCTCGAAAGGCTTGAACGGTGTTGCGAAGGCGATCAATCTGCGCCCGGGCTTCGATGCCGAACGCTTTCCAATCCTCGACCGTGATGCTTTCTTTCCAGTCCAGAAGCGCCGTGGCTGATCCGACCTTGAGCATTATCAGGATGGCCCCGCCGTGAATTGGGTATCTGGTGATTTTGTGGATGTGCAAGCAGGAGTCCCTCAAAAGGTAGAACATCGAACCGATTGACAGAAACGACAGGTGTTCGTGATAGACTTGATCGAATTCGCAGTTCTTGAGCGTGTCACCGGCGTAAGGCACCTCGATGCAAATCAGCGTCTCTTTATGCGAGACCGCTTCCAGTCCTCGAATGAAATCTTTCCAGTCATCGACATGACAGAAAACGTGACGCGCGATCACGATGTCCACTTGCGGCAGCATTCGAGCGAAATCTTCATTGAAGAAACCCGACTGCATCGACACCCCATTGGCCGATGCTGCTTCCGTCAGATTCTCGGCCGGATCAACGCCTTGGACGGTGTAACCTTTCTTCTGCATCATGGCCAGCAGGCGACCATCGTTGCTGCCGATCTCCAGAACGGAGTTGCCATCCGTCTCAGACTGGATATTGGCGATGAGCTTCTCGAAGTGCGCCTCCATCGTGGCCGAGGGGCTCGTCACGTAGGAATAGTTCCGGTATAGGACTTCCGGGCTCACCACCACGCTCAACTGGGCCAGCGTGCAGCGCGGGCAGAACATCACCTTGAGCGGGGCGTACCCGGCCCGCTCCTCGCCCTCCCTCCGGAAGTCGTTAGCGAGAGGCTGGACCCCGAGGTCCAGGACTTCGATCAGTTTATCCGTTTGGACGGCCTTGATGCCTTGGGCTCCAGCCGTGGCGTAGCCACAGGCGCGGCAGTAATTATGGAGTTGGTACATTGTTCATCCCGTCCCATTTGTTGCAGTCAACTACATGATAGAAAAGGTTCAAACGGAATCGCTGACATTCATCACAGAGGGGATGCCCTCGCCGTGCTTCGCTCATTTGGTCCTGAGTCATGTCCAGATATTTGCCCATCGTCAATCTCCGATCATCGGTCCAGCAGCAGTGCTGCACTGATCCATCACAGCGGATTAGCGTGAAAACGTCAGCGATGATGCATACCGAAGGTATGGGGAAACGCTTGTAAAGCTGCCTGGCTTTAATCGGATGAAAGCGCAGGCGATCCATAGCTTTCTCATATTGAATCTTAGAAGCAGGCAAAGCCGTATTCAGGTCCAAGCCGTCTGCTGCGATGCGGTAGAGCGGCACGGTTTTACCATGCTTTCGCTCGATCTCACGAAGGCTTTGGATGGTGTTCTCCAAGCTGATCGTGCGTGCCCATGAAATCATAAACAGAAAGCCGAGCGGCTTAACGAAGTCCTCCATCTGCTGCATTTCTTCTAAATTGTCGTTGTACATGTGATAGCTGACGGCAATTTGGACAGAGCCATTCCAGCGATTACACGCATCTTTGAGACGATGCAGGTTGTCTTTGACCTTCTGAATATCACCCCCAATGTGAGTCTTTTCGTAAGTCGATTGCGTGAATCCTGACACGCTGACGATGAATAAGTCCGGGGCCGCCTTTAGAAAATCCTCCAGCCGATTGAGGTGGTTCAAATTGCTAGACACTTCACAGCGCAGTCCCCGGCTTTTGATTGCAGTAACACATTCGGGCAGGTGGGGATGCAGGAAGGGTTCGGAATTGCAGTAGCCGCATACGATGGCACTCGGATTTTCAGACTTTATCTTATCCAGAATCTTGCCCAACAGGTCCATGTCCATGATTCCCGGTTTATACTCGTAGCCCTCTCGGTTGCCAGCGTGGCACAGAGCGCACTTGAGATTACAGTTGCTGTTGATCTCCAACACGTAGCGCCAGGATTTCGTGTCAAGCGCACTTGCGGGAATTGGCCCATCGGCCTCGATGTAGGGACGCTTGGAAAGGGCGTAAGCGGCTACTAATTCAGATGAGAGTGGCATAGTATTTATATTCTGCATGTGTCCATTTTTGAAGGGTTCCATAAAGGGCCATGATAGTCTTTCACTCGCGGAAGTCGAGGACCGTTTCCAATCCAAACCTCGCTCTCGTACCGGCTTTCAATCGAATCGATTCCTGAGAGCTTGATCCTGTCGCGTTCCATAATCGAAGGCAGGGTAGCAAGGAATGACGCCTTTGCCCACCAAAAATTGCCAGCCCAAATGGATTGGCCTGGAGGGGTTTGATCCCCAGTCATCCAATGCGATCCGACCGACTCCCATCCCGAATCCAAGTCTTGCACGCATGTTCGCCAGTTTTTTACAGCGTTCTTCATCATGCACTTTCTCCATGTTTCGGTGTAATCGTTTGGCGGATGAGTGGCTCCTTTGGAATGGAAATAGAGGACGTTCCAATCTACGTGGCCCGGAAGCCACTGCTCAATCATCCTTAGCGTGCGGCACTCGTTTTTGCACTGCAAACCGTGCAGCGTGATCTTTGCCTTGGGCGGGATAAGCAGGTTCGCAATCTGGCGACTCTCGACGCCCCCGTTGATTCCAACGTGAAATTCAGTTGCCGTGTTCAGCAGGCCGTTGCTCCTGATCTCGTTCATCTGATCTCGAATGATGGGGATCGATGGTTCCAGGAGGTTCTCCTCTGTGTCCTGAAAGAATAGGCAGTGATAGAAAATGGCAATCGGTTTCATGCGGCGACGTTCATTAGACACGGCCAACAGTTATCTCCGCTCCACGGCGAGCAGTACGCGAATGAATTCTTCTTGCACATATTGGACTCGAAATAGGGTCGCTCGCACATTCGATCTCCTGCCAGCATATCGCGTTGCTGCCCTCTTGCGTATCCTTGCGGATCAGAATCCCAGTCTCTCCAGGTCAAATCTTTTGTGCGCGTGATCACCCAGGATTCAATCCCTTTAGACTTCAACCATTCCGTGAAACAATTTCGACCGTGCTCGAATGGGTGGCGCTGGTCCGGGCTCATTACCTGAGTCGGATAGCCGTTCATCAATTCCGGATTCATCCAGAATGCCGTGGTGCGAATATGCGGCCAGACGTTCACCGATGGATTGCCCCGGTTCCCCATCGCGCCGTATTGCGCATTGCCATGATTCCTGAACGCTGAGGCCATCCTCAAGAGCCATCCGCCGCGCGTGAAAAAGGTGGAAGCGCCAAAGAATACCATCATGTCGCAAGGCGCGTTCCTGGCCGCGCATTGAAACGCGCCGATGTCGTAGCCCGAATTGTCGTGTTCGATAAAACCGCAATTTTTCAAGGGAGAAAACAGGCATGTGATTTCGCTCGTAGCCCTGATTCCGTTCAGGACAATAACGGTTTCATGCTCGATCCCGGGCGGAAAATCGTGGTAGCATTTCAAAAACCGAAACAAATAGTTGTCGCAGTTAGCGCCAGACCCGGGGGCATAAACATAGACGACAACGACTTTCATTTGTACGGAATGTCGATCAGCCTTGACCACTGGACTTTCCTTTTAGGCGTTTCGTGATGCCAGTTGTCTGTGTGCGAACACCACATCAGGCAATTGCTTTGATCGTCTCTCCACAGGATGTTCTTTGGACTGCGCCATTGGCGCGGCTCCCATTCTCCATCCCATGTCACCATCCGCACTGGCAATCCCCGGGCCTGTGCTCGTCTCCAGAGTGAGTTTGCGCCGTGCTCGAATTCATACCGTGTCTTTCTGTCCACAGCCAAATACGGGTAGGCCGCAATCAGTTTTGGGGTGGTGAAAAACGCAGTCGTGTTTAGGTGAGAGCGAACGAGATTGCTGCTGAATGGTCCGTACATTCCCGGGCCGTGCTGTTCCCAGGCGTCAACCAGCCGCTTGAGCCAGCCGGACCTGTGAAAGTAGTTGGACTCGCCGAGACACAGCATCGCGTCGTAATCCGCGCACGGCCCCCGGGCTGCATCCTGATAAGCGCTCACGTCCCGGCCTGGATCGTTCGCCCTTGGGTAGAACAGCGGATTAAGCGGAGCGAAGATCATCGCCAGTTCCGTGCTCAACGGCCCCCCGTTGCAAATCACCATCAAATCTGCATCAGCCCCAGGCGGATACTCGTTGAACGTCGCTACGAACCGGCTGGCGTAGTCGGCGGTGATCGGGCCGAGGGTGACTGCGATATAGGCTATGCAGACGCGCACGGTTTTCGACCGAAGGTAGTGAGAGCTTTCTCCATCGTCCATCCCCTGGACAAGCGATTCAGTATCACAGAAGAATGAACTCCAAGCGTTTTAGCAAACTCCGTGAGGGTGTACCTTTTCCCATTCCGCTCAATGTAGTGCATGTTCCGTCTGTTTTGATTCTGCTCAAACATCGTGGCCCATCGGCAGTTTCCTGGCTCATAGTTTCCGTTGCTTTCAATACGATCAAGCGTGTGCTTCTTGGTTGGCCTTGGTCCCATGTCTAAAGCAAATAATGGAAAACTGTCCCAACGTTCGCAGATCGTCACACCGCGTCCTCCATAATACTTGAATTTAGGATGCTTCGGATTATGACAACGATCTCTCATGTGATTCCATGCAGAATATGAGTCATGCCGAGTCCGTGTGCATCGGGGAAATGTCATGTCAACGCTCCATCCTTATTTTTTATCCAACACGCCACGGGAAATTCGTCCATCACTTCCGTTTTGGTTCCCTTGAGAATGTGGTCCAGTGGACAGAAACATTTCAATTTTAGGAGACAGCGGCACACGTTGCACGATTGAAGTTTCTCGTCGAATGGCGTCTCAAGTTTCAAATCAGAACGTGCTGACAGCGTTGCTCGAATCAGTTCTGCTGGAGAAGTTGTGTACCAGTCGCCAGGAACATTCATCGGGCAGGCCACGCACACCTTTGCCCGCGCATCAGCCAGTTCTTGCGCGACTGGCTTTCCGCCGCTTGTCAACCAGTCGAGGATAACGGCTGTCCCCTGGGCAGCACGGCGGATATTACCTGCCACAGCAACCACGCGGCTTGGGAGGCGGCTCGTCTGTGGCGAAAAAAAAACAGGGGCGACTTGTGGAATTCCCAACCTCGCCCGGGTGTACTTCTCCAATTCATCCCCCACAGCCACCGGATCGGTGCTCAGGTTATGCTTGGCGGTGATTGCCGGATTCTGTTTCCGATGCTTCACAATCGCATCGACGGAAGCCTGGAATCCAACCATTGCCATTGGGTTAGTCCAACCTGTTTGAGGCTGGCGGAATGACCAGCCTTGATTTGGAAACTGATGTCTGTTGAAGGTGTCTGCCATAGTTTATGAATAGTTCAGTGCCATTCTCTTACGCCCCTGCCGGTATTTCGTCAATTCGGATTGCAGGTAATCGTCATCCATCTTATTTGCGCCCTGGTACTCGGGCAGGCTCTCGATCATAAAGCCCAGCCGCCGCGCCCCTTCGATCAGGATCGCCAGCCAATCGCCCAAGTCAGGAGAAACGCCTGTTCGATCTTTGGTGTCCTCTTTCTTCTCAAGCTCGTATTTGTCGCCCTTCTCTTTCGTCCATTCTCGAAGGTAGAACTCCTCGGCCACGTCGCGCGGCAACTCCCGAATCTGACGGGACATCACCGAGAGGCGAACGCTGAACCATAGCTCTGTCACGAATTTGATGTAGTGCTCGTCGCACCGCTTTAGCCGTTTCGCGCCCGTTTGACGGTCCACAACGTATTCATCGCCCGAAACCGGTCGCTTGCTCGGGCTGCCGCCGAAGTTCACCGCGTTGGCGTCCGTGCTGAAAAGTTTGCTCATTGCCACCGCCGCGGTCGCCCTCATGCCGGCGTCGTAGAACATGTGCGCCCCGGGTATGCCCAGCGCCTTGCACTCGCTGGCCACGTACATAGCGATCTGGTCCTCTGGCTCCGGGGTCACGCTGATCTGGATGTTGGATGGGGGGTGGACGCAGAATATCACCGCGCCGGTGACGTCTTTGCCGAATTCACCCCAGCCCGCCGTCGCGCGGTCGCCGCCAAACCCCATGTCGCACGCGTACACCCTCGTCGTTTCTTCCCCGCTCCATACTACCTCCTTGAATGCGTGGTAACGCTCGCACATTTCCTGGGTAAGAACGCGATGGGCAAACAATCCCGGCTTTCGGAATCCGGCGATCTGGCTGTAATACTGCTCGCTGTTGCGGCCGTAACGGTCGCCTACGCTCTTTTCATCTGTCCGACTCACCAGATACGGATACCTGTCCGGTTCGGTCTCGGGGAAATCGTAGTTCGGCGAGTCCGGCCCTACGAGGGTGATCGTGTGCCCACCATAGCGGTTCGGGAAAACCTCCGTCTTGACTGGGTCCGGATGGTTTCCCCAGCCTTCCACCGGTTCGGAAATCTTGTCCAACGCCTTGAAATTCGCAATCGCGTTTCCAACGAAAACGCCTTTAAAATCGCCCTTGTCCAGATTGCTGAGAATCGTCAGGTACTCGGCGGTCATAAACTGGGCCTCATCCCCCAGGACCCGCCGCCGCTTCTGCTTGATGCCGACGAACTTCTCAAGCCCGCCGACCCAGGTGCCGCGCCGGTCGAGGCAGGGAATGCAAATGATCCCCTTCCGGATGTCCCGGATGGGCGTGTCCTCTCCCAGCTTGTCGGTGAACACGCCATGCAACGATTCGACAACGTGGCCCGGGAGCCAGGGATGCAGTTCCTTGGCTTTGATAAGCAGATCCTTGATGTCGCCCCACACGCGCAATTGCAGGCCGCGTAAATCCGTCGAGCTTATCAGAATCAGGGTTTCATGCGGGAACACGAAGTAATCCGTAAGGCCGAAGCGGGACAAGGCGACGTGCGTTTTGCCTGAATCTCGTGATCCGCTGATTGCCGTGATCCGGTTGGCCAGGATTTCAGACAGCATCAGGTCGCTCCAGCGATGATGATCTTCGGTGGTCGGCCAGATCAGGCTTTGCAGGGCTCGGTAATGGGCGAACAACCCTTCTCCGTACTTTTTGCCGTCCACCGTCAGAAATCCTCCGGCCCGGATGAACTCCATTTCAACTTGTAAGGGGCTGCTTTGTGGGGACCATTTCAGTCCGTAACGCATCGGCATGAAGGTTTCTTACCTTGACTTGCTCGTTTTATCAAGCGAAGTATGCTCGCATGGTTAGCTGACGGTTATGTTTTTAGACCCATACCAGATACGGCGGGCAATTCGAGACGGAATCAGTCTTTCGGTCGTGGGGACACTTGTAAAATCCTAATTATGGCCAGCAAAAACACCAGCCCGATTTATCTGCCAGACGGCTCTTTCGATTGGAGCGGCGGCGTGGACTCGTCGCTGGTGCCAACGCTGCGATCAGACCTGAATCCGACTGGTCTTGGCCGGAACCAGTTGGCCTGGATGAACAATTGCACCGTGCGCGGCGGCGGCATCACCCAGCGCACAGGCTTTCAGCCGTTGCTCAAGGTTCTCGCCGGCGGCCGCTGGCAGGGCGGATTCATGTACGAACCGGATGGGGGCAATCCGTATCTGGTTTGTCAGGTGGACGGGATTCTCTACAGCGTTCTCCTCGAAGCGCCATTCACCGTCACGGACCTTACCGGTGGGAATGTGACGCTGCGAAACCCTGCTTCGGCTGAAATCGCATGGTTCGAGCAGGGAGAGAATTATCTCATCGTCCAGGCAGGCGACTATTATACGGGTCCGGCCACCATCACGGTGAACGATTACGGCCAGCCGCTCATCGAGACCTCTACCACGCTGCCGCTGTTTTGGAATGGAACCACGCTACGCCGGTCGCGCGGCATCACTACTGCGGCACCTCCGCTTGCTCCCAACTTCAACGAAATCCCGGCAGCGACCTGCATGAATTACTTCGCCAACCGCCTTTGGTACGCCCAGGCACGACGCTATTCAGCCGGGGACATGGTGGGCGGCGCGGCGGGCACGATAGCGAACCGGAGGCGCGATGCGATTCTCAATGTGACCGAAAATCCGCTGTGTGCGGGCGGCGACGGGTTCACCGTGCCGACGAATGCAGGAAATATCCGTGCTTTAGCGCATACATCTACTGCCTCTGTGAATGCCAATGCCGACATCGGGCAATTCTACATTTTTACGCGAAAATCCATTTACACTGTTCGTATTCCGACTTCACGCACTGATTGGATTGGTGCAGACGCAAGTAACGGCCCCTATCAATCGGTGGTTCAGATCAATAACGGATCGGTGAATGACCGTTCCATTGTGGCGGTCAACGGCGATCTGTTCTACCAGAGTTTCGATCCGGCAATCCGTTCTCTTACGAATGCCGTCCGGAATTTCCAGCAGTGGGGCAATAC